ATACATCGTCCTGGAAGAGCACTCGATCCCGGCCTCAAAAACGTCCTCAAGCTCTTTTCCCGGTCCGTGAAGGTTCTCATCATATAAGAACACAAGCTTCGGGAACAGGACCGGCTTCTTGTGGCCTTCTTTTCCCTGACCTTTCTTTCTCACATTGAGCATCGTGATCGTCGCCATCTTTGCGAACCGGCTTGTTCCGGTTCCTGCCGTCATCGTGATAAACGGATAGTCACCGCGGCTGGAGGAAACGGAGTTGAACTTGTACTCCCAGCCCTGGAAGCCCTGTTCCATCTCTCTCTGAACGTCGTTCCAGGCTATCTCCTTCGCTTTCTCCTCGTCGAGACCGAGGTCGATATATTTTTCGATATACTTTCCGTAGGATTTCTCGGCATATGGCGCCAGGATGTTCTCCACGCTCGGAACCGTAAAACCACCGTACTGCTGGCTCGCCGCACTTAAAACGATATCGCCGATGACGTCAAATGCGACATCCAGGGTCTTCGGCTCATTGTACCAGATATTTCCCATCTCGAAACCGCCGCTCAAGACCTCATTGACGTCAAACAGGCAGCAGTTCATCGTATCGCGTCGCGCTGACATATCGTGGATATAGATATATCCGTCCCGGCATGCCTGAAGCTCCTCGACGGTCATAAAGAACTTCTGGTATAAAGATTTATTCAACTCATTGAAGATCAGGCTGCGCTTCGTGGAGACGAGAGCACTGTCCGTATTGCTGTTCTCCTTGTCGCCGATGTACATGATGGACTGGCTCTTTTTGTAGACTTCATCGAGCATCTGGACGAAATCCTGCTTATAGTTGCGGTAATCGCGGTAGCTCTTCGCGACCACCGGGTTGACGCGCTCCAAAGCGCCCTCGACGATGTTGTGCATCTGGGCGATCGGGACTTCCGCCTCATCCAGGTCCTCCGCTTTTTCTTCCACAAATTCACAGATAAACTTACTCTCGGCCTTCGAGAAGTTGATCATCGCGCGGTTTGCAGACTTATTTACCGCCGCCAGGACTTTCTGGACATTAAACTCCTCTTTCGTCCCGTCTTTTTTGACTACTTTGATCTCACTGCATTTCATGATATGGAATCCTCCCCGTAAGCCTCGTTGTTTTCTATCTCTTTCTCGTTCTCATCTGCATCTTCTTCCGGATCTTCGTCATCATCCAGCAGATGACCTTCCTCATCGATCCTCAGGTTCAGCTCTTCCTCAACCTCACTCCGGATCTCTTCTCTTTGCTCCACATTCATCTCCGGGAGCTGTTCCGTGGATCCGACGCCGAAACGGCGCAGGAATTCCTCGGTCGTCGCAAAAAGTGCCGGGCGGCCCGGCGCATCCAGGCGGCCCGCCTCATAGACGAGATCGTATTCCACAAGCCGGTTGACCGCATGGTCCGATTTTACCCCACGGATCTTCTCGATATCGGCCTTGGTGACCGGCTGCTTGTAGGCGATGATCGCCAATGTCTCCATCACCACATCCGACAGGATCTGCTTTTTCGGCGTTGCCGCGACACGGATCAGATTTTCATAATAATCCACACGGCTGCACATCTGGTAGCTGTCATCCAGCCGC